CCTGATGATGAAGCATCAAAAATACCAACTGCAACTACTGTTCCGTAGTCTGCTGTAGCTGTTGGATATTCTACAGCAGCTGAGTTAGATGCTGTTGTTGGGTTAGTACCAGATACGTTAAAGGTTGATGTCTTTCTTACATAACCACCGCCTGATACTTCAGTTCCACCGCCTGTATCGGTAGGTGCTACTGTGTATAAAGCAACATATAATGTTGATGGTGCTGAGTAAGCATTGCCACCAAAGACATGCTCTAAAACTTTGTCTTCTAAATAATCACTAAATCCTGCCATTGTGTTCTCCTTTAATTACCGTAGTAGTAATTTCTTTTTTGTTTCTTTCCGTAAGTTCTGCTTCTTTGTAAAAGTGATCCTTTACCGAATGCTGACTTCTCTTGAGACATTCTCATTTGTTCTAATGCTTTGTCGAACTGTTGACTAAACATTGCTATTCTGTCGTCTTCCATTAAGTAAATAGAAGCGTGTTTTAATGCACCATATAAATAAACGTCTGGGTGCGATACTGATACAAAGTTAGTTGTATTGCTATCACTTAACGCATCTATTTTACCATAATAAGTTAGCTGTAGGGTGTAAGCTACGTCAGGAGTTGGTGCTAATTCTAAAGTGTCATCAACCATTGCAAAGTAAGCTGGTTGACCTGTAGCGTTGTTGTTTGCTTTTCTATAAACATCTAAAGATTCTATAGATTGTTGAAACAACGGACTGAAATCGTTTGATGTGATTTCTACATTGATGGCTTCTAGCCAATCACTTGGTACTGATAAGTATTGAGCATCTGCTGTTGCAGTAGCTCTTTTAATCATGTCTTTTGTTCTTAGGTTTCTGTTGAGTTCAGCTTCTACGTTATCAATAAATGTATCTATAGTAGATGTTAAATCTGATCTATTAAGATAACCAGCTATAGCTGTTTTTAATTCTGCATACGTCATACTTTACCTTGCCAAGTTCTAAACACTTTATTATCTGGATTATTGAGCCACTCTTTCCACTTTGCGGAGTCTTGCGACCAACCTTCTCTTAATGCTTTATTCCAAATTACCATGGGTACTTCGGCTATGTGGCGCATATCTTTTCCAGGCTTAATAGTATTGTCTCTTAGTTTCTTGACGTGGTCAATGACAGGAGCAACATCTTGCGTTGTATGATAAACAACTTTGTCATCTTCGGTTATGAACTCTGATTTGTAACCAGTTTTATAATCAGTAATTGTGCGTTTTTGTGACATGTTTAATAAAGGGTGGGAAGGCCGAAGCCTTCCCTAAAGTCTAACTAACTTATGAAGTTGTTAAGTCTGCGACTATACCGTGAGCAGCTTCGTTGCTCATTTCTAATCCATACTCAGCTACAATCATCTTAGTTTCTGCATCACCTATTGTTGAGATATCAACTGTTTTGAAGTCTCTTAGGTATGATACTTTAGCGTAGTCAGGATCAACTAATAAAAGTGATCTTTCTCTACTGAAGTTAGATGGAACGATTTTCAACTCACCAAAGTCTGATGCGTAAATAGAAACAGAAGCCTCTACTGTGTTTGCATCAATCATTTGTCTAGCTGAAGCTCTACCTGTAAAGCCAGATATTTTTTGCTTATTAACTGGGCCACAGATTGCTAATGAAGGCTCGCCACCATTAGAGAAGCAAGACTGTAATACAGACTTTAATAATGCTTCTGTTAAAGCTCTTTGTGTTCCGTCAGTTGGAGCAGCACCGCCACCGTTACCAGCACCGTTAGTTCCTCTTGATACGTTTGAAGTAATCCAAGATTCAAAACCACCAGTAGTTCTTGCTGTTGTAGCATTACCAGTTTGTTTTGGGTTCTTTTGACAAAGAGCCACTTCCATATCTCTCTTAAGAGCTTTAGCCATGATTGCTAGTTGGTGAGCCATTTCTGACTTCTTACCAGCAGGATCAGATGCTTGTTGTGAACCAGTCACAGTTGCGTCTCTTGATGAGATTTGAGCCACGTTACTTACTCTTGATGTAGCTGTAGAAGCTGATCTTGAAAGTTCAAAACCTTCTAGTTGACCTGCGCCTGAAGCAGTAGGTAAGTTTTCTGTTTGCCAATCAAAAACTACGTTCTTAATTGAGTTTTTTCCAATTGCAGACATAAACGGAGTTGCTTGAGGAGAGATGTTATAAATAACGTCACTTAGTTGCTCTCTATCAGCAGTCGCGCTGTATGTATCAAATGCGTTTGTTACTTTAGCCATGATATTTTCCTATGTTTAAAAGTTTATATTATTTGTTCAAATAGTTTAGCCGCATCCTGGACTTTTCCAGTTTTAGCTAATTTTTGACGCGCTCTCTTCACAGGAGTTTTTGTTTTTGGTACGTTTGAAGTGCCAGGTCTTGCAGTACGAGCAACTGCTTTCTTTTCAGTTGGTTTGACTTTAGTAGCTTGTACGGTTTTGTGTTGTAGCCATGCGTTTCTTAAACCAAGTAAAACTCGGTAGTCGTAAACGCTGTCCATCTCTTGAGATGAATAGCCTAAAACATTTATACCATAATCCCGAATAGCATTTTTTTCTTTAACTGCTATTTCGTTGTCTTGCCATTCTGGAATTTGTGTTAGCAATTGTTCGTTACCGTACTTGACAAATTCTTCTAACTCCTTCTTTTGCTTTTCAGCTTGTTCTCGTTGAAGTCTGTTAGCTTCGTCTTGTGCGGCTTGTAACCTTTGCTTCTTCTCATTCCATAAGTCTTTTTCACGGACATAGGCAATAGGATCAGCGTCATAAAGTGCATTCCAATCTGGCTCGTTTTCTAACTCGCCTTTCAAAGTCGCTTCCAATTTTGGTAACAACTGTGAGTAAATTGCATCTTTTTGAGAAATTTCTTTTTGTTGAGCTTCAATAGCTTTACGCTGTTCAGCTAACTCTTGAGTTTTTCTCGTATAATCTCTTTGGCGACTGTATCCGTTTTGGAGTTCTTCAAGCGTGACCTGGGTATCTTCACCATCTACTTTAATAGTATATAGTTGTGGTTGCTCGGACTCCTCTGCTTCTACTTGATCTTCTTGAGGTTCGTCTTCATCTTCTTCAAGTTCGTCTTCTAATTCAACGTCTTCTTCAATGATTTCATCATCTTCAATGACTTCGTCTTGGTTGACTAGCTCTTCTGATGTTTCTTCTAGTTCGTTTTCTGGTTGTTCCGCTGGAGTCAAAAAACTTTCGAAAGATTGTTCTGTCTGTTCTAAATTTGTTTGTAAACCAATCGGCTTTGCGTTGTTGGTCATATTCATTCCTTAAAAATGTAAAGTAGTATTTTAACAATACTAAATTAAATTTTACACAACTTTATGCAATCTTCCTAATTGTGACTTTGTGATCTTACCCTTCTCTACTATTATTCTGAGATGTTTTTCTATTTCGGGTAAAAGTTTTATTGCTTTGTGTAAATTTTCTCTTTTATCTATATCACTATCTTTGGTTAATAACCATAAATTTATATAGTCTTCTTTAAGATTGTTTACAGCTTGTGTGAATGTTTCTGAGTTAAGAATTAACTCTGCTTCGTTTGAGTTTAGTATATCTTCTTGTGATGGCATATATTTTTTAGTTAGCTATTAGCTTGTCAATTTTTTCGTCTAATTTATCTAATCTATCAAAAATTCTTTTCATATCCAAATGCAAGTCTTGTTTGGTTGCATAGCGTGATGGTATTTCTTCTCTTGTTTTGTTTAGTAATATCTCAACTCTTTTTACATCTGCTGCATTGGTGCGAATGCTATAGATCATAGGAACATAAACGAGTGTGATAATCGCGTTCCAAAATAATATAGGGTTGTCCATCAATAACTCCAAATGTGTGGCCTTGGTCTGCTTTCTTTTTCTTCTGAGATGTCTAGGTGTATAAAACGAGCATCTCCTTTTTGATTTACGCCAACGCCAGTAAATCCATAATCTTTAGCTTTTGATACTATGTCGAGTGCTTTGCTTCCTCTTACATATACATCAGCAGCCAATCCTTCAGCATGAGTTCCTGGAGTTTTCTTTCTCGCTTCTATTGGATGTTCTTCGCATCTGTAACCAGATGTAATAATAAACGGAAAACCCAGCTCTGTTCTTAGTGATTGTAACTTATTTATTAGTTCGTGTGAAATACCATTTTTACCACAATGTTTGCAAGCAAACTCTTCTTCTTTGAAATTTTTCCAACTCATCTTGTATTACCGCCTACTATTAACTTAATCTTTTTTTTCTATTTCTTTTTTATAAAATTCTATTTCTGTTTTTAAAATTAACACTTCCTTTTCTAATTCTACTACTTGTTGCTCAAGTGTTCTAATGTCTGGGAAAATATAATTGTTTTGATTTCCTCTGAGGTTTCTAGTTTCTTGTGCATTTGAATCTATCTTTTCGGTAATGTTGGCATAACCCCAAACTCCTACAGATATAGCAACTACTATTTGTGCAAGGTAAGGAAGCGATATGCTTAAATAAGATTTATCATCTACTTTGGCTATTTGGTTCATTACTTTCCAACGCCTTTTACTCGTTCAAATGATCGTAAACCTCCAAGACCGAGCATACCCATAAGTACAGGTAGCATTGTTGAAGTATCTGCTTGAGGTATATCAATACCAAAAGGAGCTGCGAGAGGACTAATTAGAAAATTAATAGCAAAGCCAAATACACATACCCAAGCTGTAGCTGGTCGCCAAGAAGATTGAAACCAATTCCCTTTAGCTTCTTCTTTGTTTACTTCTATTTGTGCTTTAGCAATTTCGTGAATATGCTTTTGCGACATGGTTGCGATTTCATGCGCTATCTTTTGCTTTGTGTCTGCATCTGGAATGAACTTATCTAATAGTTCGCTTACAGGTTTTATTAATTTGTCTATCATGTGTATATTTTTTATGTAGCTTGTTTGCGTGTCGTTGGAACGACCACTCTAAAAACTTATCAAGCCAACCAAACAATTACTTTTTCTTTTTCTTTTTAGGAAAACCAGCCTTCATGTTGGCGTAGGCTTTTTTAGAAATAGTAGATTTCTTTTTTGATCTGCTTGTTCCTTTTTTCTTTCTTGCGTTTATATTTGCGTATAGTCCTTTTGGCATAATTATCTCCTTACCATTTTACTTTGTTCGCCCAGTAAGCTGGTGACAACTTACCTCTTGCGATATTCTTAGCGTGTCTTTTTTTAAATGATTTTTTTCTAGCTTTATCTTTAGCAGACTTTGGGTTTTTACCTGCACCACTAACTCCTTGTTGACCAAAGCGAATTAATTTTATTACGTCACCGACTTTTGCTAAGACAGCATGTGACTTTGTTTTGTGGTTTGGTGTACGTTTAGGTTTGTTATAACCAGCGAACTTTTCGCCTCTATATGTTACTGCCATTAGTGTATTAATGTCTCCTTACAAGATATTAGCTCTGAGCCTGGTGGTATTTGTAAAAAGACCATTGCAACTCTTTTTGCTTCTTCTAAATTTTTAGCCTTAATGTCCGAACCAACATAAATAAAATCTCCGTCAAGAAATTCTAAATCGTATATCTTATCCGATTGGTTGGTTGTTTCCATTTGTAAACATTCCTTGAGATTGATTCTTTGCTGCTTGTCTCATGGCTTCTCTATCTCTTTCCATAATAGCGTTAATCTCTGCTACATCTACCTGTGCGCCATACTTAGCTATAAGTTCAGCAGTCTTCAGTTTTAGATCAGCTTCATGTTCATCACGGTTTCTATCGTCATCCATGATAATTTTCATTCTGTCTGTTTCTGCATCAATGATTGCTTTTTGTGCTAAGTTTTGTGCTTTCATAGCTTCTGCTTGAGCCAACATTTCTTCAGGTGAAGGTTTCTGGTCTTGCGGTTGCTGTGGTGGCATAGGTTGAACTGTTGTGTTTATAAATGAATTTGCATCTTTAAATCCAGCCATCTCAATCATTTTTGTTAATGTGTTAGCGTATTGCTGTAAATTGAGTAATGGATTGTCAGGGCCTAGTGTTTGTAAAATTTGTTCTTGTTTTTGTGATAAAGCTGTTAAGACTTGGAACTTCTCTTCGTCAGAAGATTTAGATATACCAACATTAATGACTAAGTCTTTATCAGCATCCCAATATCTTGGATCAATAGGGACAAACTCGTTGTTTAGTCTCATCATATCTTGACCTTCTTGGTGCTTGATAACAAGTGAGTTAACCAGTTTGAATAAATCTTTCATGCCGTCTGCAAAGTGTCTGCAAATAAGTTCTACTCTGCCTTGCGCTCCAGACATAGTTGCTGATACTGCTTGTGCGGTAGAAGATTGTAGTGCATCTGCGTTTAATCCTGCGGATGCCTTAGAAACGCCTGTGCGGTTCTCCTTGGCTTCGTCAAGATAAGAGAGTACAGGGAATGCTTCTTTACCAACAAAAGGCACAGCGAAAGGCTGAACCATTCCTGGCGCACGCATTCTAATTGGTTGTCCTATATCGGTGTTGAGAACATCATCAATATTAACTTGTCCTTCAACAATACCCATTCGTGGGAAGATGGCGTGGCCTAGACTATCAAGTGTATCTCTCATAATTTGAGATTTAGCAGCTTGAATAGGCATCAAGTAGTCCGCAGGACATGAACCAATGGAGGTGTGTGGTTCAGGATCGGGACAGAAGAGTGTAATAGGTAGATCATCCCAAGGTGTTGCGTTAACAATGTTTATTCCATTGCCTACGGTGCATACCCTAATCCTTTCATCTATACCATCACCATCTAAATCATAAAAAATATAATGCTCTACATAGAGAACATTATTTTTATCAGTTCTATCTACGCCTGAATAATCAGCGTAAGGATTTCTTGCTTGTTCTTCGTCATAGCTTTCAGCGTCTATGTAGTTTCCAGAACCAGCATATTGTTCCATTTCTTCTTTGTCATAACCCATAGCAACTAAGTCGCTGACAGTTTTTACCATGCGGTGTGCAACGTAGGGTGATGATTCTAAGTCTCTAGCGTTTCTTGATATTAAAACTTCTTCAGGTGGTACTGCTTCGATAACCACTTGGTCTTTAGGTTTAATTCTTCTAATTTTAATGTCGTAACTGGCTGGTGTTTCTTGCGTCATCTCTTCACCAGTCTCAGGATTCATAATTGTTATGCTTTGCATTTCAACTGACTCTTTAATTACCTCTACGTTAGGATCAAGTATGAGTGCTTGGTATGCTTCAGGTGAAATGTTTGTGTATTCGTGTGTTGATGCAGTAATGCTGTCATCCCAATAGGCTTTGACAAAACCAGTTTTTCTAATCAGCGCATCTTTAAAAGCGTCATACAAAACTTTAAACCCAGGGTTTTTTTGTTGTATGACATAATTAATGTAATCGGTTTGTTGTGTTGCAAGTTGTATGTCTTCAGGGCCATTTGGTATGAACTCTACTATCTTGCTAGTACCAAAAAAAGTACGCATGATGGAAGGAAGCATAAATAGTACGCTATCCCTAACATCTGTTGATACAAATTCTGATTGTAGTGATGAGGTTGATCCAGGTTCTTGTCCTAGATAGTAGTCTGTTGCGTCTGCTCTTTGTTCACCAATTTGGTCAATGAAGTCTTTAGCGTCATCCATCTCACTCTTGAGACAGCCTTGTAGTTTTTCTACATCATAAGACTCTTGTTGTTCTTCTGTTGCTTCAACTATGTCTTTATCATATTCCATAAATTTTTATCCCACTCGTATTATTCTACTTGTCAATGGCTTTTTGAAATTATACCCTAAAAAGTTCTCTCCTCCACTAAAACTTGCAGCCGAACTTGCCATGGTTAATGCAAGTGCATCTGCTTTGTCAGGTGATTTGATTCCTCTTTTTTTCATTTCGTCTTTAGACTCTATTTTTATTTTTCCTGTTGATGTATATTTGTAGGTGGGCGCTGCCAATTCTGATACAAGCTCATCATCACTAGGAAGTCGGCAATTACGCAGCGCCAGCCAATCTTTTATCGCGAACCATAACTCGGCTCTTAAGTTTAAATAATTCTTTTTTGTAGCTGGTGCTTCGGCTACGTTAACTCCTCTAACGGGTAAACCTTGTTCAGCGAGTCTATCTACTACGCCACTACCAAGACCAATAACATCAATTAATATTTCTTCTGGTCTTTCAATTACTGTGCAGTCGTCAAACAAATTTTTAACTGCACCGCATAATTGCATTAAATCCATTGATTTGAAAGTCTTAATTTCAAAAACAGTATTACCTTGTCTTATACATAGTGCAGAATTATCGCCACCAAAACGTGCTACGTCTAATCCCCAAACGATAGGTGCTTTTGCGGTTAGCGAAACATCTCTATTGATGGCGTTACGTGCAAGCTCCATAGGTATGACAGAGTCATCATCTGAGTTTGGAAACTCTCCAAGTACCTCTACTCTAGCTACGGTAGAATCTTCACCGTATTGCTCTAGCATAGTTTGGAATAGTTTTTGGTCAGTACCTTCTACTGTACGTGAGTCTATTTGTTCTAAGTTCCAGAACTTACGCTTGGATGTAAAACTCTCGTAGAACGGGCCTGTGTTTCTTCTAGGGTTAGAGAAAGTAAACCAAAAACGATTTTCAGTAGGCTCGGAGAAGAATCCTTCTGATACAGAATAGATAGGAGCTGGAATACCCGATGCTTCATCCATAATCAAACATACTCCGTATGATGAGTGGATTCCTGCAAACGCATCTGGGTTTTCTTCACTCCATAATTGTGCTTGGGCGTAGTAGTAACCTGTATCTATTTTTAGATCTCTTTTAAGTGCTTCTTCAAACCATGATTCAGGTTTTATGGTTGTGGCTGTTTTTGTGTACCAATGATTGTTAATTGCCAGGGTTAGCCACTTACCTAGCTCTGCCCATGTTCTTGATCTAAGCTGTTGCTCGGTGTTAGCAGTTACGATGATGGTTGAGCCAAGGCGTGTTGATAGCATCCATAGGATTAGCCAGGAGACAAGTGCTGACTTTCCAATACCACGTCCAGATGCTACAGCTAATCTAAACATTTCAGGATCAACGCGACCTTGGTTACGTTGAATATGTGTTGTCATTTTTTTTAAAATTTTTTCTTGCCACTTTCTTGGGCCGTCAAACTCTTCAAGGGGGGTGTCCTTCTCTCCCCAAGGGAAGATAAACTTTACAAAGTTATATGGATCGTCTTTGATGTAAGGCGACCATATCTCGGTCATTAATTGCTTCTCTTGTTCTGCTCCGTATTTCATATATGCACCAGTATTAAAAATATTGCAAAGTTGCCTACAGCACCAATGCTAAGTATTGCTAAGATTTCTCGTATTACCTCTTTCATATTTTGCTCCAAAAAAAATTAAAAAAAATTATCGCAACAGTTACACGTAATATACCCCGCGCAATAAAATCAAGGGGGGGTACAAGCATTATATTTATAGGAGCATCTTATAAATTCGTTACTTGTTGGCGAACCCTTGAACGCTACGACCATGAGGAGGAGTCATAACCGCCAAAATTTACCGCTTTTTCTTATCAGTCTGATTATTTACCAGACTGCTCTTATCTTTAGATGTTGTAGGTAAAGGATTTAAAACCTTTAGTTTATTTTCATCCGTGTTCTGTCCGAGTCTTTGTTTAGCACCGCTTAAAACATCATTAAGATTTACAGTTGCGGTCACTACTTCTTGCCTATCCTTCCAGGTCTTTGCATCTTGGTTCTTTAGGTAGAATATCTGGGCGGTTACATTGCCATCTGTTGCCGAGGTAAAGAGAGAATTTGTAACTTGCGCCAACCCTTTCGCCCTTCCCCTTTTATAAGCCTCTTCAAAATCACCAGATCGTTTCCTATTGCGGTCTATCGTATTCCATGAAACGCCCAAAGCACGGGCGATTTGAGTAGTACCAAGACCACGTGAAGCAAGATTCTCTACTTGTTCCAGATCAATATTAATGCGCTTTCTACCGCCCTTTTTTGTGGTTTTTAGCTCTTTTTTTGGTGTTTTTTGCTCCATAACTATATTTTTTTTACCCTCTTAAAACCCCTATATTACAGCATTTCTCACAAAAACCCTAAGATTTTTGCTCTAAGTAGTTGTTATATAAGTACATTTAGGCATATAATACGTATTGTCACGTATTATTAATATTACTTTAGGAGGTAAATGACATGGAAACGATAACATTAACTAAATCAGAAAAAGATCATTTATTATGGATGCTAGACGCTGAAGCGGCAAGAATCCAAACATATAAAGATGTTGATCCAATTACACGCATAGAAAATGACCAAGAGTTAGAAATAATTAACTCTATTTGCGACAGGCTACAACGCACAATGTAAACCAACCCCCAACCCAATCAAGCCCGCTTATGTGGGCTTTTTGGGTGAAAGTCATAATATTTAATACTTTAGGAGGTACAAAAAATGACAAACAAAGAAAAACAATTAACTTGTAAAGACTTAGTAAAAGGTCAGTTCAACCACGTTGAGCAAACATATAGAGAAGCGCTAAATTACTACATGGAGTTTGATGGCGCTACAGAAGGCGAGCAAATAGCGTTAAAAGTTATTGATGAGCATAAGAGTAACTATTTCCACGAATATGAGGATTTATTTGATTATGTCAATAATGATGCCCTCTCTTGGGACTATATAGAAGCTGGAACTTTTGACAATAAGACTGGTTATTATAGGCTTTTGCTTTCATGGGGTGGCCCTTCTGACGAGTTCAGAATATACACAGCACAAAATGATCATAGCGTTGATGTCATCGAATACCATTTCATGGATTGGTATGACGGAGCATCTATAAACGTCCCGCAAGATTCTATCTCTTGGGATGTATGTCAGATGTTTTTAGATTGTGAGGTGGCATAAATGAGAATAACCATTGATATAGAAACATTAAACTCGGCTTTTTGGAATCATTGCGAGGATTCAGAAAACCCAACTTTTAATTATTCAGAAGTTGAAAGAATACTTAAAAACATATTACCAAGAATTGAGATCAGCGACTTTGGAAAGGTCAACGATATAAACGGAAATACAGTTGGCAAGTTTACAGTTGAAAGAAACAAAGAGGAGTTATAACCATGACATTTAAACAACTACTAATCAAACTAACCGAAAAGCCACGT